CTGGCGCGTTGCCAGCAACTGCAGCAACAAACCCAACAATTACAACTTTAGATATTATTGATACCGTTTCAACTGATAACGTTTTTGATATTGTCATACCGGAAGACTTAATTGATTCTTGGGCCACCACACCTATCCCTGATAAACCTGTTTATGGTTTTATTGGTCTAGAGATTAGAGACCCCGGTGTAGGCAACGAGCAGCTAATTTGGAAACCCCTTCGCGGCCTAGTCGAAGTCCGGTATAGCCCAACAGAGGTGGTATAATGTCACAGTACACCGTATCAGTTAATAATAATGAATTTCTAATAAACACAGTCGTACAAGACCTTAACCTCTCTCTGTCTCGCACAGGGGGCCAAGGCTCTTCCGGCAACTCAGTGTCCGATGCTTACTTCGATTCTAATGATAACTTGATTATTGAAGTTTCTAACGCAGCAGGAGGTGTAGTCCAAACTATAAACCTTGGGCCTGTTGCTGCTGTAAACGCAACCTCTATCTCAGAAACCTGTAAGAATGTTTCTGGAGGCACTCTGGCTATTGGCACCCCTGTATACCAAAGCGGTACAGCGGGACAAGCTATGGAAGTCCAAGCGGCCCGTGCAGATACTGCAGCTAGTATGCCAGCAGTGGGGGTTCTAACAAGCACACTTGCAGATGAAGCAGAGGGCAGCCTTGTTCTTACTGGTTTTGTTAAAGGTTTTGATACCTCAGCTTTCTCTGAGGGTGACACACTTTACATTGGCGCTACAGGGGGTCTAACCACTACTGCTCCTCCTGGTTCTGGGAACCTTATTCAGAACATCGGTAAAGTAATCAAAGTACACGCTTCCAACGGCTCTATCATGGTTACTGGCGCGGGTCGTGCCAACGATACCCCCAACCTTGATGACGGTGACATCTTTATTGGTAATGCCTCTAACCTAGCCACCACTGCTTCTCTTGAAACAGAAGTTCAAACTATTGGTGATGCTCGTTATGTTGAAGTAGCTGGCGATACCATGACTGGTGATTTGTCCTTCGGTGACAACGACAAAGCCATCTTCGGCACTGGGTTACAGATTTACGATTCTGGAACAGCTAGTTATATACTTGGCGCTAACACGGGTCTTCTTGTAATTGAAGGCTCAGACCTGCGTTTAAGAGCTGTTGACAACACTAACTATTTTCGAGGTGTTGATGGCAGTGCTACTTACCTTTATCACCCAGACGCAACTAACGGCATCAAACTCGCCACCACCAGCACAGGTGTAGACGTCACTGGGACTATCACCAGCGATGGGCTGACTGTCTCAAATAACGCAGCAGGGATTGCTGATGCCATTGAGTTGGAGAACTTCTCTGGTGATAGTTCTTATATCAAAGCAAAAAGGGGGTTAACCCTTTCAGCGGACTACGACAACAACTCTGCTGCTGCACAGTCAAACATCGCCTTTGAGACAGACGGCTCAGAAGCCATGCTTATCAACGGCAACGGCGACATCAGCTTCTACGAGGACACAGGCACCACGCCAAAGTTCTTCTGGGATGCGAGTGCTGAGTCTTTGGGGATTGGGACGAGTTCTCCTGCCGAAGAACTGCATATTTATTCCGACAACTCCCCTGTTGTTCTCATTGAAGCTGCTGCGGATAACGACTCCCGACTTCGGTTGCTGACCCCGAATGACGGAATCGGCTTCATTGAGTTTGGCGATACTGAGGATTCTGACACAGGTGAAATCCGCTACGAACACTCCACAAACAACATGGTGTTTTCGACTAACGGCACGCAGGGAGCCATGCTTATCGACAGCAGCGGTAATGTTGGGATTGGTACGAGTACGCCAACAAGTAAATTAGACGTTCACGGAGCTGGGGTGTCAACCCGCATTCTGGACACATCAACAGTAGCACAAGACGTTGGTGGCGCATTAGACCTAGCGGCGTATTACACAGGTACAAGCGAAAACACGTTTGCTCGTATTGAGGGCAATAAGGAAAACGCTACAGATGCTGACCGCCGTGGCTATTTCTCTGTAAAAACAAGAAGTGGTGGTTCAGGCTTGATTGAACGCATGCGCATCGACAGCAACGGTAAGGTTGGGATTGGTACAGATTCGCCTGAAGCTACTCTCACAGTAGACGGTCAAACTATACTCGGCGATAGTGTTGCTGGAAGCGCAAACCTTACCAACCTGACCTCTGGGACACCTCCGCAACTTATTGCTGGCTTTTCTGTCCCTGCGATTACTTGGTCACCAAGTGCTTCAACTGAGGCTGTATTCACCCGTGATGGGTCTATGCAGATTGATATTCTTGCAGGTGCGAATAACTTCTCGAATATCAACTTCTCTGACCCTGACGATGAAGACGTTGGTCAGCTTTCCTATGACCACAGCACTGACGCTATGCGGTTTAGAACTGACAACTCAGAACGTATGCGCATCGACAGCAACGGACAGGTCGGCATAGGTACAGATTCGCCTGAAGAAAAGCTGCACGTTGAAGGAAACCTTAAAGTTGACTTTGGCTCGGCGGGTGGCAACCCTCGTATTTACCTAGACCACGACAGTGCAACAGACGATGGCAACTACTTACAGTTAAACAGAGGTGATGACGGCCTTGAGGTTGTGGGTCAAGATAATGTTAAGCTCCGCACTAACGGCGCAGAACGCATGCGCATCGACAGCAATGGTAATGTTGGGATTGGGACAGATTCGCCAGCGGGTGTCCTCCAAATCTCGGCTACGTACCCGACCCTTATCCTTGACGAAACGAATACGGACGCCGCTTATCAGCAAACTCAGTTTAGCCTTGATGACGGTAGCTTTCGTATCCAAACCCGCACGTCCACAAGCGCCTACGTGTCGAACGACTACCTCATTGACAAGGATGCCAATGGGGCTACAGACCATATCTGGCGCATTAGCAACGTAGAAGCCATGCGTATCGACAGCAGCGGTAATTTGGACATGAATGGTAATGATATTATTGATGTGGAAGATATCAGGACTTCTTCGGGGACAAAGGTTTTCTTCCCAAGAGCTTGGGTGAACTTCAATGGCCAATCTACTGTATCTATTCGGGATAGTGGAAACGTAAGCAGTATTACTGACCTCGGCACTGGAGACTTTCGTATAAACTTCACTAACCTTTATTCAAACGCAAGCTTTGCTGCGTCGGGGTCTAGTGCTAATACCGTAGGGAGTTCAGATAGCTTTGCGAACGCATATTCTTTCGCAACTAGTAGTGTTGCAGTTGGTATAAATAACATACTCGGCGAGCTGACTGACAGGACTTACCAGACTGTAACAACTGTTGGAAATCAGTAGCATGAGCAATTATCGTGTAATCTTTGAAGACCCAGAGCAACCAGAGCAACCTGCCTGTGTGCTTGTCCCTAGTGACAACTGGCTTGAAGAAGCCAAGGCGGGGCTACTGCCACCTATATCCGTCTACTGGGCATTGCAAGATGATGAGCAGCAAGCCATCGCAGAGGGTCGTCACGACACCTTTAAGCATGACCCCGATAAAAGCGCGGCACAGTGGAAAGCACCTCGCATTGGCCCTCTCACAGAGGAGGAGGCCATTGAGTATCTCGTAATGAAGGACATCCCTCGTCACATCTGGTCAAAGGAATACAACAGACCGGTGTTCAAGATTGTCAAAACAGAAGACGTACCCTCTGACAGGTCGTTTCGTAATGCTTGGAGGATAGCAGCATGACACAAACATTAATCAAGATTGGCGCAACAGAATATGACGCCGCAGACTACACACTACCAGCCGAACGTACCTTCCGTGGTGCTTGGGAAGCTGATACAGACGTAGGGGTTATCTCTGTGGACATGGCAGCAGCAAGAGACATCTGGCGTGACAAGATACGTCAAGCTCGTGCAGAGCCTCTGGCTGCACTGGATACAGCCTTTATGAAGGCACTCGAAACTGGTGCTGACACCACACAGATTACTGCTGACAAACAAACTCTGCGTGATGCACCTACCGACCCGGCTATTGATGCAGCTACAACCCCAGAGGAACTGGCAGCGGTACAACCTGCTGGCCTAACTGTGGCCCACTAAGCCCTTACAATAACAAGAGAAAAACAGCGGGGCTGTAATGGCCCTGCTCACCCCAATAATTTAACACTAACAAGGAATCTTTCATGTCCAAGAAACAGTCTCGCTATTCCGTTAAAAAAGATGCACGTATGCCAAAGTATATGCGTGAAGAGAACGCCCGTAAAGCTGGGAACTACTCACATCAACCAACCAACTTCCATCTCTTGCCTAAGAATGAAAAGCAAGATGACCTGATTAACGCTATTAAAGAGTGTCCAATCACGGTAACTATGGGTTGTGCTGGTACAGGAAAGACTTACTGCTCTGCTGGCACCGTTGCTCAACTCTTTATGAAGGGTAAATACAAGAAGATTGTATTAACACGAGCTAACGTTCCTACTGGTAAATCCTTGGGCCACTTCCCAGGGACTATCGAAGAAAAGATGACACCTTGGCTTATGCCAATGCTTGAAGTGCTTACTAAAGCCTTCGGTAAAGGTAAGTACGAATACATGCTTACTCAGGGCCAAATCGAAATCCAACCTATTGAAACTATTCGTGGACGCTCTTATGAGAACGCTCTTGTTCTTGTTGATGAAGCCCAGAACCTTAATATGGACGAGATTAAAGCCATTACAACTCGTATTGGTGAGAATACAAAACTAGTATTGATGGGAGACCCTGCACAATCCGATGTGAAAGATGGGGCTGACCTAGTGCGCTTCGCACGTAAAGTAAACCAAGCAGGTATTGAACTACCAGTTATCCAGTTTGGTGTTGAAGATATTGTACGTAGCGACATTGTTGCTGACCTAGTACGCCTCTTCATAGAAGAACGCATGTAAGGCACTTAGAAGACGTTTAGGCTCTCTTGATGGTAGGAACCATCGAGGGGGTCTTAGGCGTGCTCTCTGTGGCACTCTATAGGAGAGAGAATGTATTATACTGAGAAAGAGATGTCGGAAGCACTACAACGAGCTTCTTGGACAATAGACTCTATGACTGAACGTTGTGAGAATTATACCAGAAATGTTAATGACTGTTTCGCTTTGCTTGCTGAGTACGACTTAGAACTTAGAGGCGAGTCTAAAGCTAGAGACTATATTAACTTTAACTGGAACACTACCGAAGAATTTGTACGGGCTTTGTGGAAGCAAGGCTATACACTGCCACAGTACATGGAGTATTGTGGCTACCAACTAATTAAAAACAAGCGACCCCTGTTAGGCGATATAGCCTTTGAGGATGGTGCTATGATAAACGATGGAGATTTTTGGGTCTCAACAGAAGAAAACAATACAGGTACTAGGCGCAGACGCCAGACCAACTTTTTAGAGCGGCACTTGTTGGTGCTTGCCAGACCTATTAGGAGCTAACCATGTCAGTCTATTATTTCAACGGTGCACAAATCTTAGCACCCTTCACTATCATCTCAAACGAGCCTGTTTACGAAGTAGATACAGTGTCTCTAAAGAAACAAAGAGCAAACCAAGATGTACAACGTTGGGAGTTGAGTTTCAACACAATAGGAACTACAGAAACCCAAGTGGATATCTTTCTTGGCTCCGCAGCTGATAATCACACTGTACAGACAATGATTATGCCACAGCTTCCTGAAGTAGCCGCTAAGACAACGATTAGTAGTTCGAGCTTTTCTTTAGCAGCTCCCGTTTCTGCAGGGGCTACCACAATGCTTATTGCCGCTGGTAATAACGTTGGGTTACTTCCAAAGGGTTCCTTCTTTAAGTTCTCTAACCACGATAAGATTTATATCACAACTAGTGATGTAATATTGTCTGGCACATCTACGGTAGGTTTCTACCCTAAACTTCGTAAGGATGTAAATAACTCCCACACTATTCGGTGTAGAGAACTTGCTACATTTTCGTTTTACAGGGATATTAACAACCAAACAGGTATTACTTTTTCAGATGGCGTTCTCTCAAATGCAGGGACCATCTCAGTTATAGAGGCATTATAATGAGACAGTTTTCAACTGCAGCACAAACAGTACTTGACAGCGACTTTATCCAGTTCGCTTTCTTAATCAAGTTAGAGTTTGTTCAAGATTACTACTTTACATCCTTCCACAGAGACTTGGTCTTTGATGGTAACACGTATCTCGCCGATGGCGGTCTTTACGAGTTTGACCCACCTAAGTTCTCGTCTGTAGTAGACCGAGAGTCTTATAAAGTGGTTATTTCTGAGGTGCTAGACACTATGGGTGCTGAGTTTAAAGCAAACGTTATTGGGAAACCTATTAGTGTTTTTGTTTCTCTTTTAGATACTAACGGAGACCCACTGTTAGGCACTGACGATGTGTTGTCCGTTTACAAAGGTTTTGTGGACAAACCAACGATAACAAATGACTTCGAACAGAAGCTAGCGGTTATTGAAGGAACCTCCCCTATGGCTGACCTTGACATGGTTCGCTCCTTTATTACTTCTAAAAACGGCATGGACCAACGGAGTTCATCGGATACTTCCTTCGATGCAATATTTAAAGACAAATCAGTTTCAGTAAAGTGGGGCAAAATCTAATGGGTGTTGTATTCCAAGTATTTATGTTTATTGCCTCTACGGCATATCAAATTTCACAACAAAACAAGATGAAGAGAGAAGCCGACAAACGTAAAGGCTTCAATATAACTGTTTCAGGAGAGGCTTCTAGCCTACCTGTTGTTTACGGCAAAGCAGTTCTAGGTGGAGTTGCAACTGGACACAAGGTTAAGAATAGCTTTGTTTCCGCTTCTGATAACTCTGATAAGTCTTTCGCTAAAGGGTTTGCTAACACTAGCCGTTCTGGCTCAAAGAATGAATACTTAAACGTTGAGTACGCTCTGTGCGCAGAAGGTATTGAGGGTGTTCAGTGGGTAAAGGTTAACGACAACGACTACAACTCTAGCGTTGAAAAGTTTAAACACCGTATTCGCACTCATGTCTCAGGCGGAACAGCAGACGCCATCTCTACAGCTAACGGGTTTGCAGCTACTAACCGCTTCACAGGGGCTGCTCACGCAGCGGCATCCTTCCAACTAAACCGTGAAGACTACAACTACAACGGTGTCCCTTCAATGGAGTTCCTTGTAAAGGGTCGTAAGGTTCGTTGGGTTAAGGAAACTGCGGGAGTTTATACTCTGAGCACCGACTTTGTTTACTCAAACAACCCTGCTCTTTGCCTACTTGATTACCTAACAAACTCTGACTTTGGACGTGGTCTCTCAGCAGATGGCATTGACCTTAAGTCTTTCTACGATGCTGCTAACGTTTGTGATACAATCGTTGCAACAAACCTCTCAGTGAGTGGGAAAGTAAACGGGCAAAAGAGAGTTCACACTGTTGCCGACCTAGGGTCTCGTCCAACTAACTTGGAAAAGCACACTTATGAAAATGAGCTTTGGTACACTACGGCTTCAGACCAGTACTGGTATTGGAATAAAACTGTTTGGGTTGAAACCAATTTAACAGCCACCCGCCCTCTCCCTTTGTATGAATGCAACATCTCACTAGACACTGGCGATAAGATTCGCGATAACATTGAGCGTATTATGAGCACAATGGGTCTAGCGGAGCTTACTTGGTCTTCAGAAGGTAAGTATAAGCTTCTTGTAGAGTATCCTTCAGATGAAACTGCGCTAAACGCTCTGGTTGATTCTGGTCATTATTTTACCGATGACGATATTACAAGAGATAATATTGAGATTTCGTGGCCTGATGCTTCAAGCCGTTTAAACCAAGCTACTGTCAACTTTCTGAATGAACATGAAGACTTTAAAGAAGACACTATGACTTGGCCACCTTCTTATAGTGCAGTACATAACCAGTACCTGACAGAAGACAACAACCAGCCGTTCCAAGCAGATTTCAACTCAGACGGTATTACAGACCCTTATCACGCTTTGGCAATGGCTGAACACAGCGTGCGCAGGGCTCGCTCAATCTTTACTGTAAAGCTAACAGTGTCTAAGAAGGGTTTGAACCTTGAGCCTGGTGATTTTATTAACCTGCAGTCTGATGTTGCTGGCCTTGATTCTGACGTCTATCGGGTTGAGACTATTGCTGTCAAGAATGACCTTACTGTAGACCTGACAGTCTATCGTTTTGACCACACAAGCTTGGCTTGGAATGTCGCAGATGACATTGCTTATGCAGTTCAGCCTACTTTTGACTTTAATTTAGAAGCACCCACTTCTGGCGCTTTTGACTCAACAACGGTAGATAACTTTGGTACAGGCTCCGGTAAACTTACTTGGACCGCTGCAGATGATGTCTCTGCAACAGAGTACCTTGTTGAGATTTCAAATGATAACGGTGCTACGTGGCAAACCCTTGGTTCTACCCGTGTAACTACTTTTGATATTGTAGGCCTTGTCACAGGTACTTATGACTTCTCTATCCGTTCAAAATCTCCTGTTGGAACTCTTTCTAACCGTTTACTAGTTGAAGACAACGCTATCCAACTAAAGACTGTTGGTAAAGTAGCTGTTATTTATGCGGACACTATCGATGAAACCACAAACACTCAGAGCTACACTTTAGGCTCTAACACGTTTGTAGCCTACTACTCCTATGATGGGGAAACCCCGACACTACCTATCACCTCTGGCATTACCTTTGCTTCCTTTATAGGTCCAACTGGTCCAGACGGTAACGATGGTGCTGATGGAGTAGCTGGGGTACGAGGTGCTGGTTGGTGGCGTTATGAAACAGGAACATCTGCTTCGACCTCTGGCCTATCTGACGTTGCTGTCAATGCGTTCTTCGTTACCTCTACAGGACTAGCTGTAGCAGCGGGGGACCGTATCGTACTCAACAACACTACAGATGATGCTACAGGATATGTTCGTAATAACGCCAACACCAGTTGGACTCAGCAAGCAGAGTTTATTGATGGGGGTCTTATGGTGAACGGAACTGTGACCGCTGACAAGATAGAAGTGACCACTGTGTCTGCCATCTCAAGTAACATTGGTGCAATGACTGCGGGAACTCTTTCTAGCGCAGATGGCAACTTCGTTATCGACCTTAACAATAAAACAATCACAATTAGTACGTAAGGGGTACACAGTGCATAGCTATCAAGAATTAAACGCACTCCCATTGAACACAAAGTTTACAGTGTTTAATGGAGAGTTGTTGCTAAAAGAGGATGGTGAATACACGCTCTCAAACGTGTTAGGAGAGGGTGTTATTTACTTAAATAATTTTGAGCGTAAAGTTCAAATCATACCCTCTCCGAACAACCTTCTCGGAAAGACTTACAAGGTGAGGCGCAATGATTGCGTCTTGCTTTGCTCTCGCTATCTAGACGGTGTCTACAACTCTACTCTTGAGCAAACCTTGCTCGCCCTTACCTTCAGAGAATACCTAGAGGGGTACACCTATGGCTACCAAGTTTCTAAATTAGTGGACTGGGGATTTGTCTCTATTGACAACCCTCAACAACACTCAATCGCTACCTACGAAGACAGCAACGGGGCAACCCACATCTGCGTCTTTGAGAGTTTAGATTTCATTCTTTGTCATCACAGAGGTGAGCTATCTACTCGCCGTAGCTCCACCTACTTAAATAATTACAACAATGTGAGGTACTATAACTATGGTAACTAGAACACTCTACACGAGCGGTTCCTCCGGTAATCTTATGATTGTTGATAGTTCCGTTACAGGTGCTGCGTTAGAAACCCTCTGCGCAGACCCAACCGCAGATTTAAATAAAATTAGATTCCACTCAGCGTTAAACTATCTAGATATCCAAGACGAGATATCAGGTACTGTAACTTTCCCTGCTTATGCCAGGAATGTAAACACCATCGATGGTGGCTCCTGTAATACTTACAACATTGCTATTGCCACTCCGAAGGTTCAATCAGAAACCCTTGGAACTTCCTCGGTCTCCAACCCTTTGTCTTTGCTGTTAGAGTATAACTCTGAAGTTTCCCCTGACTCAGTGGTTGTGGCGAGTGGAACTGCTTGGAATAGACAAATTTATGCAAGCAACAGTGGCAGTTCAATACAGCTGACATCAATAGGGATGGCATCTACCACAAACATGCCCGCAACAACAATTACAGTAAAGGTGTATGTCCTTGGTTGATAGAATTCAAATCGAGTCTAACAGGATTAGAACAAGAAATAACGTTGGAGGGGTCACCTTTGACTCCAACGACAAATACGTAAAAACAACATCGTCAGGGAATTTCAAATTTGCTGGCTATCGAAGACAAAGCCGCAACGTCCCTGTAAGAAACGACAACACAGGTAACTACCAATCAACACACTCTGTCGCAAACGCAGTGGGGTTTGACCCTTCGGGGAACATGAAGTTTGTCTCGGCACCTAGCTCTTACGGTCTTTCTACCAATGTTTATCGTAATTTCTCTAATGCAGGTTTAGGGATTCCCAACGGGGCTTTAACACGAGCTAACTTCTTTAACTACGTGCCTGCAAAAGCAGTTGTGAACGACCCTTACCGTGCCCCTGCTGCGGGGCGGGAGTTGGTACTTACATTCCCTATTGGAATGAATAGTTATACTCTACGAGACATGAATAAAAACGATGTTGAGGACTACACAGTTATGTGGGCCTCTACTAATGGTTCGAGTAGACATAGTTTTACAGCGCAGTCTGATGAGACTAGCGATACCCTTGGTGTGTACTTCGGCCTTGAAGCATACACTTATATGGTTACGAGCAGTCTCAACTATGTCATGGGTTGTCATGCGGGGTATACCATAGAATCTTCTGATTTAGCGCAAGTAGTCGGTTCAGGGCAAACTTTCCGAGTAAACTTCCCTGATATACGAAGCACAAGCTACAGCTGGCATGACCAAAAAAATGGTGGTTCAATAAATTACGGAGTTAACCGCCGTAGTAGAATACTATCAAGAGTAGGTAGTGAAGTTATCCCTTGGTCAAGTTCAACCCCACACCTAGTGCTATACGGCGACCCTGTAGGTGTTGATTTGGCGGTGACACCATGACTCTCAAAGTAACTGCAAGTCAAGTTGAAATAACAAATGCTGTTGGTACTACCAAGTTCAACGGCGACGACAGGTTAATGTACCTGCGCTACACTCAAAGTGGTACAAACGTTAGGGTTCCAAACCAACCCACCGGACAAACTCAGAAAGTCTGGACAAGTTACTTCGACCAAGAAGTTAGAATTTCTTTAGGTACAACTATCGACACTACTAAAGACGTAATCCAACTAAGAGCTTCTCTAACAGAAGTACAGAATGCTAACTTTGTTGATTCTTACAACGGGGCCATGATGCCACTCTCCACCCCCCTTCAGATAGGCGTCTCCGCTGCAGGTCCTGTTGATGTTGCTGTAACCTTCTTAACTGCAGGGATTACGCAAACCAAGCTCATTCTAAAGCTAAACACTAACATGTGGGAACAAGTATCTAGTAGTCACAGTACTGCTACTAGAAATGAGCGAGGCTCCTTATCAGGAAACATGAGGGCTAGGATGAACCTTTTTGATACAACTAACCTAATAACTCCAATCGTAGACGTAGATTGGACTTTGAACGTTTGGCGGTACGCCTAACTAAAGGAAAACTCAATGGATTTAACCAACAAGACTATTCGTGTAAAAAATATGAGTTCTAACCACGAGACAAACATTACCAATGTTTCATTTAAGGTGTTTGAAGAACTCGCAGAAGGCCTTTTCCAGAATGTAGGCGACTACGCCTTGGTGCTCAACAGTGCTTACTCTGGGCCAGAAGATGGTGAGCTTTTGCTTGCTATCCGAGATAAACTAGAGGCTTTATCATAAATAATAAACATAGGAGAAAATTATGGGCGCACTAATAACAGTACTTGCTCCCATCGTTGGGGATTTGGTTAAACGCCTTATCCCCGACGGTGACAAGAGCATGGATGTAGAGAAAGAGATTAAACTAGCTCTACTAGAACATACAGACAGTCTTGAATCACTTCGTGGTAAGATTGTTCTGGAAGAAGCTAAGTCTGGTCACTGGTTGACTGCTACTTGGCGTCCTCTATTGATGATGGTTATCATCGCAATCGTAGCTATGAACTACTTGTTCTTCCCTGTACTGAACCTTTTTGTAGGTTCTGACTACGCCATTGACTTGCCTGCTGAACTGTGGAACCTTCTACAAATTGGTGTTGGTGGTTATATCGTTGGTCGCTCTGGTGAGAAGATGGTAGATAAGTGGAAACAATAAAATGAAGTTTACAAAATTACAAGATAAACTGACTTCTATGTTCAGTAAAGACGATACAGCCCCAAGCTACCTAAAAGGTATTACTCCAGTTGAAACCTATGGCTGGAAGTTTGGGAATCGCTCTGAGGTTAAACTTGTCGATGTAAACGAGAGCCTTGTAGCAGTAGCACGCTTAGCCCTCACGTATAGCTCGATTGACTTCGGGATTACTTGCGGTCTACGTACACAGCATGAACAGAACCAACTTCTAGCTACAGGCAAGACACAGGTACGTTATTCTCGTCACCAAGACGGTATGGCTATCGACGTAGTTGCTTATGTGGATGGTGAGGTAACTTGGGACTTAGAACACTACATTACTATCGCTCAAGCCTTCGCAGAGGCTGCCCGTGAGTTGGATGTTACCATCCGTTGGGGTGCAGCTTGGACTCATTTGTTAAATGACAAGGACGCTGAAGAGGCTAACCATGATTATGTGGCAACTCGAAGAAAACAAGGACGAAAACCATTTATTGACGGACCTCACTTTGAGATTCCAAAAAAATAATAAATAGGGCGGAATAATGATAATAAGGGGACAGGCTCTCAAGTCTGACAGTCCTCGAATCAAGAAAGTCTGCTGGGATTACCTAGCAGGCTTACCTTCTTTTTATCGGAAAAAATAGGGCGGAATAATGACCCCAGTCTCCCCTATAATATAACTATAATTATATTTAAGGATACCTTTGTTATTGGGTATCTTTTAATATAATAACTATACAACAACAACATAAAGGCATCATGCCTGATTAACTACTTAATGAGGTAATAATATGTCGCTAGTTAAAACAGCTGCTAATACACAGAAGCGTGGTGTAGAGACCCCCAGTGCTTCGTACTTGTCACTAAAACCATTATGGAAGAAAGCTCGCGCAGTACTGCAGGGTGAAGCCCACGCTAAAGCACATGATGAGTATATCGAGCGTGATTACTCTAACTTGCTACTACCCTTCTCTCCTAGTATGTCACAACCACAGTATGACTTTTATAAATCAGAAGCAGAGCTTCCGGGTCTAACAACTCAGTATGCTCGTGTGCTGATTAGTGCTTTGCTACGTAAACCATCAACCTTGACTCTCCCTGAAGAACTTAGTGAAGATGCTTATGATTGGATTACTAAGGATATTACTCTTGATGGTGCTTCTTTGTTTAACTTCTTGGATGCTGCTATCTGGGAAGAGCTACAAACTTCTCGTGCTTGGGTCTACATTGACCGTCCAACAGTATCAGACGATGAACTAGAGAATATGACTCCTGAAGAGCGTATGACTATTTCTCCTTATCCTGTTCTGATTAAAGCAGAGAATGTTATTAACGTACAGGTTAAGACTCACCCAGTTACTCGTGTTAAGACTCTTAGCCGTTGGACTACTCGTTATATCAGCGAAGAATACAGCGATGATAATCCTTGGCACCCTAACTATGTAGATACTGTTTGTGACCACTACCTTGATGAACAGGGTTTCTTGGTTCTTGACTACTACAAGAAGTCTCATGGCTCTCACGAAGTAGAAGCACTTAACGGTGTTATTCAACAAGAGTACGAAGACTCCGCTGATGGTGGCTTCCAGTTGTATGACACAGTATACCCAATGAAGTTTGGTCAGCGTCTGGACCGCGTTCCCGCGTTCCCTTTGAATGGGCAACTTGAGCCTGTTGAGCCAGTGCTTATGCCATTGATTGACAGAGAAGTATCACTCTACAACAAAGTGTCTCGTCGTAACCACCTACTATACGGTGCGGCCACCTATACACCAGTGGTGCAGTCTGACATGACTGACGAAGAGTTTGAAGAACTAGTCGGCGCAGGTCTTGGTACTTGGCTCCGTGTTCGCAAAGACGAATCCATTACTGTGCTAGAAACACCTACGGGGGCTTTAGCGGATATGGACCGTGCTATTCAATCTACCGTCGAAGAGATGGCCAAGATGGGTATCCGCATGTTGTCTCCAGAACAAGCCGCTTCAGGTGTTGCTCTAGAGATTCGTAACGCTTCTCAGACTGCTCAGTTAGGTACAATGAACGCTAAGATTTCTGGTACTATGCAAGAGATTCTAGCCTTTATGATAAACTGGAAGTATGACACGGACTACACAGGTAACGACATCGAATTCCAACTCTCTGCTGACTTTGCAGCTACTGTTGGTGGCGAAGGTGCTATGCGTCTTGTATCTGAATGGTACCAAGGTGGTATTATTTCTCGTGATACGTTTGTCAACATTGCGAAGTACAATGACTTCCTACCTGCTGACTACGACGATGAAGAGGCTATCCAAGCGATTCAGACTGACCCTTTAGTTGCTAACCCAGAGCTAAAAGAAGATGAACTTAAGTTAGACGAAGAATAAGCTAACGCAGGTTCGCGGTCTCAAAGGTATCACAGGCGTCATACCACAGAGAAGAAGAGTTCAATTCTCTAATTAGCACCAAATAAAAGGACTCCCGCTTCGGCGGGGGTGCCTTCCACCTACATCCACGAAGTATAGTAATGGAGAGACTAATGTCTATTAACGAAAAGATATTTGACAGGATTGTTGACCATGCTGGCGACGTCCGTCTATATGAAAATGGTGTCCAGAAGGGCAACCGTACAATCCTTAAACAGCATAGAAATAATTTAAAAGACCTCCTGAAAGGGGATATACGAGCCAATGTGAAACCCGAAGTAACACGCTTCACTAAAGAACTCCAAGCTCATACTTCTAAGAGTTTGTCAGAGTTCTCCAACTCACAGAAGGTCTTTCATAAGAACAATCTTGATTCTGAAATTAAGAAGTTCTATAGAACACAAAAGCCAAAGACTAAAGAGCTATTGGCAGAAATAACTGGACCACAGATTAAAGGCTCACGCACACTAAAAGGCAATATGAAGAATATTGGCTCTGGTGAACTGGTCCGTATCCAGACTAAAGTTAAAGGCGGTTTAGCTAAAGGTTTAACTCAGAATGAAATCATCGCAGATGTTTTGAAGACAACTAAGATTACTGAGCACCAAGCTAGGACACTGACTAGAACCTCTATTACTACAACACAGACAGATGCTATGAATCAAGTTATGGAAGCTAACGCTGAAGTACTTTCTGGCTACATGTTCACTGCCATCCTAGATGGTAAGACAAGCCCAATCTGTACTCATCATAACGGCCAAGTGTATAAGATTGATGACAAGCGTTATCAGCCCCCTTTACACTGGAACTGTCGTTCTACCTTGGTGCCTGTTGTTAAGAGTAAAGAAGAACTAGAACAAGTTAACTCTAAGAACATTAAAGCTCGTAACCTGAAGAACATTAATCCTTCAGAACTAACAGGCCAACCTTCAAAGATTAAAGACTACACAAGCTGGCTACGTCGTCAGTCTACAGATGTACAGATTAAACAACTAGGTGGTGAACGTCAAGCTTCTCTTTTCCAACGTGGAAAACTAAAAGCCTCTGAGTTTGTTTCCCCTGCTGGTAAAGCTTTGTCTATTCGTGGTCTAATGCGTCGTGCTAACACAACTGTTAAACGCCCTACAGCTGATAACGAAAGTAACATTACTCTAGGGTTCTCTACTCCTGAAGAGTTAATGGCTTCTAAAGCTCACACTGCTGCCCTTCGTGCGCACTTTAAGAACGATGCTGCTGAGAACTCTCAGGCACTTGCTTTGACTGACTTCAAAGGAAACTCTTTGTCTCAGAAGCAAGGCAGTAGGCGTTCATTTAAGTCTAATCGTGAAGGTGCTGTGTTCAATGCAGAGGGTGCTGACTATACTAGTGGTGCTGGCCGTCATATTCAGATTCAAGAACCTGACATTCTAGCTGAGCGTCTTGCTAAAGTTGCTGAGAGTACTGTACTCACAAGTCAACAAAAGAAGTACATCGACAAATTTGTTAAAGACTTAGGTCGTGATGTTTCTATCAACCAGCGTTCTGTTGTTACTGATGTGTTACGCCAAACGTTTACACGCTCTAATAACTCTGGTGAACCTTGGGGCAAGCCTACTTCTGTATTCCGCAAGTTTACTTTGAACTCTGTTCAGGACTTAGGTACACTTATGTTTAACCGTTCTGCGGATAGAGGTAAGTTATTCGGTGGCCTAACTACTAAGTTAGCTAATGACCCTGAAGTATTTATTCTGAATAAGCGCTACACAATCTCTGAACTTATTGATTCTCAGATTGCTGATAACCGCTATATTGAGACTTGGCAAGGGACTTACGGCGCTAAACTGGCTAACAAAGCCTATTTTAATGTTAAGGCACCTATTGCTGCTTACACGCAACCTATTATTAAACGCTATCCTTCTGCCAAAGAACTAAAGGCAAAGCTCATTACCGCAATCCCCGGTGTAAAGACTAAGCGTAAGTTAGAAAAGCTTTTTGAAAAGAAGACACCTTCTGACTCTTGGTTTACTGAACAGATTGCCAAGTATAGAGGCGTTAAACGAGAGTTACTTGATAGAGAGTTTTTATTTGCTAGAAAAAGAAAGACAGCAAAAGAAACACTCAAGGACAAAGTTACTAAAGCTACTTCCAAGGCTATGCAGTCTATTGCTACAGCTGAAGGTGCTGATTATGACATGTTGGCTATTAAGATTGGTCAGATGTTCGACGAAGAACTAGGTGATTTAAACCCATTCCGCTCGAAGGGACTCAAAGAGTTCCACAAAGACGGTAGTAGAATAATCAACTCCCTTGAGAAACAGGGCATGATTAGAACTACAGTCATTCGTGACATTGGAACCTCTTCTCCTAAAGACTTGAACACAGGCAGACCTATCGGTGATAAGTCCCTGCGTGGTGTTAATGTTACTCGTCAAATCAGCATCATTAACGGCCCTATGAAACAGCTACAGATTGCTGCGGAAAAGGCTCGTATTGCTCGACGCTTTGGTTATGCAGATAATCGTAATAAGGTTTATGCTAGGGCTGGCTCTAAAGAGTTCTATGATGCTCGTGGTCGTAAGACTAAGATGCCTGTAGTCTCAGAAAAGGTTTATGCCGACTACGACCCTAATCAGATTGATAGAGGTATGGCTCAGATGATGAACCATGCTAACTCTGTTAAGTATGAGGTTGACCCTGAGTTCTTTGACTTCACAGAACGTCTTATATACTTTAATGATAAACGAGGTGAAGCCGCTAAGTGGGACTCTGTAAACGAGATGAAGAAACTATTCATGTCTCGTGGGAATGATGGTCGTGGTGTTTTAGCTACAGCTAAGTACTATAGGCAACGTAATCAATCTTTCTCTGTTGATGTTTCTGTTGACTTCCGTGGTCGTGTTTATCACCGTGGACTACTTACACCTACTAAGGGTGAAGCAGTCCGTCCGTTCTTAAACACAGCTAAACCAGTATCAATTAACCCTGATGCTGTAGAAGAACTGCAGACACAGATTGGTGCCTTGATTGGTAGCCCCCTAGACACTCTGACTGTTAAAGGTCGTCTCAATGCTTTTAAAGCTGAAGAAAAGAACCTTCTAGAAATTGGCAACCTGATGATGAGTACTACTCAGCCAGACAGACGTATCAAAGAGTTCCTATCTAACTCCCTTGTAGCTGCTACAGAGGATGTTGAGGTGGGCAAGCTTGCTCGTCTTGCGTTAGAGTATACTCGTATACACCGACACATGGAAGGTAAAGTACCTTTAGATAAGACACTCTATACTACTGCTGAAGTTAGAAAGCTTCGACAGTACAAAACCAAGATGATGATTGAGAATGATGCTAGTTCCTCTGGGGCGCAGATTATCTCTTTATCTACTGGTGATAGGGCGTCAGCTGAGTTGTCTAACGTTTTACAGACATCTAAGAAACAACGTCTATACGATGAAATCGCTAAACGTACTGTTAACGACCCTGAGTTCCTGGCTATACCTGAACTTCAAGACCTAGACCTTGATTGGACTGACTTGATGAAGGCTGCTAAGAATCAGAACATGGTTGCTTTCTATGGTGCGGGGGATGCTACTAAGGCTGCTAACGTTGCCAACCAGTTCTCTAAAGCACTGGCTAAGAAAGGCAAGGTAGCTATCTCTACTAAAGAGGTTGATAAGTTTAAAGCTGCGATTGATGCTAAGATTAGCTTCGAAATGGACAGAAAGAATTGGACTCGTATTGATGAATTACGAGACATAAAACGAAACATAGTATTATCTTCTAAAGAAGGTAGAACTATTACAGAATCACTGTATGACACTGCAAGAGCAGAGTTTAGAGACGGTGTAAAGAACTCTGAGGAGATGCATACATTTTTAATGAAGCTGACAGATGAGACAGGAGACCTTGTAGGTACTCGGTTATTTGAGAAAGTTTCTAAGATTATGTCGCGTCACCTTGAAGCCGAAGTTCCTGTGACTGGTAAGTTCATTAGGTTTTGGAAAGACATTGCTAAAGACTATGTAGCAGAGTCAGGTTCGGTAGACATCCCTTGGGTGACTTTCGATGGCAAAACTATGATGCAGCGTTATCGAGTTAAAGAACAGACAAGAGTAGACTTCACCGACCCTGTAACGGGCGAGAAGGTCTTCAACATATACGAAGCACCCAGCAAGGATGGTAGTTTGTTATCGCAACAGTCGATACAAGATGCGTCTATTGGACTAGGTGTGAATGGCAACCACAGTAACGATGCTGTGCTAGTCAGAAGATTTCACCAATGGGGTAAAAAGAATAAAGTAGACACTGGAACAATCCATGATGCTTTCTTTACAAACCTTGGTGAGGCGGTTAACGCTAAATCGGCCCTTCGGCAAATCTATGCAGATGCGCTACAACAAGGAACGATTAAACAGACCCTCAAGGCTATGAGGAAGTCTGGTATGTCAAGGGCGACATATAATAAGTACTTACAAAGAGCAAGACAAGATGGTCTAATCGACCCTGATAACAAGATTACTCCAAAAGAACTGCTCGAATCATTCCGGGACGGAAACGACTGGTATGGTATTGGACCATAATATTTGTAATAGCTATGGAACAAACAACAACAACCCACCGTGTCTGTGACACAAATTTACATATAAAAACCCTAGCTGTGCTAGAGAGGAAATAACATGAGTGAAGAAAATAACGTAGTAAACGAAGAAGTAGTAGTAGAAGCGCCCGTAGAGGACACTGCTGCTGAAGAAGTAGAAACAACCGAAGCCCCAAAGGATGACATCGAGTCTATCGTTGAAGAACGACTGGCTAAGATGAAAGCCAATATGGACCGTATGGCCTCAGAACGTGACGAAGCTCTTAAGATGAAAGCAGAGATGGAAGCTACCGCAAAGGAAGCAACTATCGCTCGCATGAAAGAAGAGGGTAAATTGCAAGAGGCTCTGGAGATGGAGCTTGCCGAAGCTAAAGCTAAACTAGAAGTCTTTGCGAAAGAGACAACACAGCTAAAGCGGGACGGTGTATTGAATGATGCACTCGCTGGCATGGAATTCCGTAACGACAAATCACGCGACATGGCTCGCCGTGAGATTGTTGACCAGTTGGTTCAAAACGAAGAGGGTGTATGGTTGCATTCCACAGGTTCAAATATTCGTGACTACGTCGAAGCTTATGCTAAGTCCGAAGATAACTCATTCCTGTTCCGTGTTAAGTCTAACACTGGTGCAGGTACAGGCAATCCAGCTGGAGCGCCTTCAACCGATGTTTCAAAGTCTATCAGCGAAATGTCAACTCAAGAAATTCTAGCTCTTGCCGCAAAAGGTAAACTAGGTAACTTCAACCTATAATATATTACTACTATAAAGCTATAAAGGAATTACACAATGGCTATTACAAACACAGACTTCCAGAATATTGCTCTTGCAATCTCTGCTTACTCAGACGAAGCTTACACTTCTGCTAAGAAACTAAACGGCACAGGCATCGTTGCTGCTGACCAGCGCATCGACGCATCTGGCGAATCTTTCGTCGGTCAGTTCCGCTGGTACAAACCATTGTCAGCAAACGTAAACGTTGCTTCTTTGTCTACTGCTACAGACGGTACATACACAGACATCGCAACAGACGTTGCTAACTACGTTAAAACTGTTCGCACATTCGGTGCAGAGCAAGTAAACATGCAAGAAGTTGTCTCTAAGCAAGACGGTCTAGCTAAAATCGCTCGTGACTTCGCTGAAGTGCGTGCACAAGACGAGCACGACGCTTTGTTGGCAGTTCTTAAAGGTGTAGCATTGAGCGAAGTTGCTCTTGGTGACCTTGCAGGTTCTGGTAACGGTGGTATCATCGATTATGATACAGATGCTGATGTTGCTGCAACTGGCTTCTTCTGCGACATCAACGCTGCTGGCCTACACGGTGCTGCTGCGACTGGCGCATCTGACGCACGTAAATTGTTCGACTCTTCTGCTATGGGCGCTGCCCGTGGTGAGCGTTTGTTCAAATCTATCGGCGCTACATTCAAAGACTATGAGCCTGACTTCATGTACATGGTCACTTCACCAGAAGTAATGGCTGAAATGCGTGCTGCTAACCTAGTTGACGAAACTATGGTTACTGATGGCAACCTTGAGTTCTCAACAATCTTCGGTGGCAAATTCCGCTTGGTTATGACTCGTGCGAACCAAATGGTTTCTGGCTTCACAGCTGGCGACTTGAACGCTGCTTCTTCTAAGTGTACCTTCATTGTTAAGCCAGGTTCTGTTGCTGCAACTGCAATCAACATGCCAACTCCAGTTGAAGTAGACCGTGCTGCTGCGTCCTACCTCGGTGGCGGTTCAACAAACGTATGGTACCGTTGGGGCTTCATCAACCACCCAATGGGTTACGACTGGGCTGGTGCGACTAACGTATTCGCTACTAACGCAACTATGGGCGCTGCTGCTTCTTATACACGTAAAATGGACAGCTTGAACTTGGGCATCTTGCCTATCTTCCACGCTTAATTTAAATAGGAGAGTGAACTAATGGCACTTGTACTCAATACAAACAGCTACGTTTCGATAGCAGACGCTGATACATACTTTGAGACTCGTATTGATAGTGCCAACTGGGTTGACGCTGAAGACGAAATCAAAGAACAAGCACTTGTCACAGCCACTGCGCTGATTGATGATAATTCTTGGATTGGTTCTGCTGTTAGTTCCTCTCAAGCTTTGGCTTGGCCTCGCAAGAACGCTATTTATAATGATGACCGTCTTGGTCTTCAGATTACTATAGCGGATAGCGAGATTCCTAGCCGTGTTAAAACTGCTGTATACGAGCAAGCTTTACATCTGATAGACAATGAGGACGTTCTTATGGGACAGTCTCAAACTTTTGAGTCCATTTCGGTAGGTTCAATTAGTCTATCAGATAGTAACGGCGACACCACACGCACTCCAATGAAACCTTCTACTGCCTTGAAGCCTATTCGTCCTCTTATTCGTAAGGGTTCAATGGGTCAAGGTGCTGGTTGGTGGAGGGCTAACTGATGTCAATGAGAGCTAAAGTAAAAGCTGCCGTAGACAAAGCCTTTGTTGCTATCGGAGACCTCGCAGTCTCTGCAACTCTATCTAAAAATAGCTCAAGTGGTTATGATTTTGCTTCTGGCTCAATCGTTTCAACAACAACAACTTCTACAGTTAAAGTAGTACTCGAATCCAAGACAAAGCCAACAGGCGACCCAACCTCTGCGCAAGCATTGATGAAGTCTGGACAGCAAGTCGGGGGGTATGATACTTTGACAATAGGTGCTGATGTATACAACATCTCTTCCTTTACTGATGATGGTTTTATTATAACTCTATCATTGACTAAAGGGGGTTGCTAATGTATAACTTAATACTTAGAGACATAGAAGGTGTTTTTTCTTCAGCTACTTGGACCTCACACAACATCCCCACCTACCCTGTAGACTATCAAGGCTGCAAGGGGGGCGATAACGGTGAGTACGCAATGGTTTCTATTTTACCTTCGAGTAGTAGTAACTATGAGTATGGAGTCAAAAAAGCAACTACAGGTATTGTAGCAGTAAAACTGTTTGTTAAGAGCGGTGAAGGTCAAGGAAGACTTATGGCTATAGCCGACTTCCTAGACATCGTCCTAGACAACAAGACACTACCTAACGGTACAAAGCTTGGAACATCTTATCTAAACGTAGAGGGGTTAGACCCTCAAAACACGGCACTTTCGAGTGCATCCTATATAATTCCATTTACCAAATACGGAGAATAAAAATGGCACATATCTCATCACTAGGTGCAGGTATCTTTACCTACCTAGACATCTTCACAGGCACGATTCCTGCCAGCACAGACACAGCTGCTGAAGCTGCTGCACTGTTCGTAGGTTCAACACCGGGTACAGCTGACGCGACTCACGTTCGTATGCCTTCTGTACGTGAATTCCCATCTGTAGGTACACCTGCAAACATCGTTAACGTTCCTGTTTACGGTCAAAAGACTTCTTCACAGGTTCAGGGTCAAGCTGACGCTCCTTCTTTGGAAGTTACAGTAAACTACATTGCTGGCGACATGACAGCTATTCACGACCTTATTGGTACTAACTGTGTATTCCGCTTCATGATGTCTGCTTCTGCAGTTACTGAAGACGAAGGCGCAGCTGCAACAATTACTCCAGAGAACACAGAGTTTTACTTCTTGGGTAAGATTGAAGCTATCCTTGTAAACCCAGCTTTGACAGATGCAACTACTGCAACTGTTACTTTGTCTGCTCAGTCCGATTTCTTCGGCCCAGCAACATTGTAAGCTATTTAGGGGGCCACCTTCGGGTGGTCTCCGCCACAAGGAAGTATTATACATGGACAAACCATTTAGTAAAGCGTTTGTTATGCGTACGACCTTCCGTCATATGCGTAGAAGCGTAGATATTAGTATTCGAAAATCATTTGAACGATTCCAAGACTTTGATAATGAGTCAGCTGTTGGCCGTGAGATTATGGAAACCCTTTCTGTACTGCACACTGTCCGCAAGTTATTGGATGACTTTCAAGCAAACAACTCTGACCTATTCTCAGAAAAAGATAAATTAGATTAAGGAACAACTACAATGAAACATCTCGTTGGTAAAGAACTATCCGAAAAAGTCCCTTTCATGGGCGACGAAGTAGAAGTACGTAAATTGACTGTAGGTAAAATTATGGATTTGCAGAAGCTGATTGTTAAGGCTGAAAAGTCTAAATCAGACGACGCTCAATTAAAACTCCTTTGTGATATTATTAAAGTCGCAGTTGTGGGGGCTGAAGAGCTATCCCCAGAAGACTTCGACAGCTTCCCTTTGGCTGAGCTTACCGAACTATCTACGCATGTTATGCGAGTGTCCGGCCTGGGAGGAACTGAGGGAAACTAACTCACTCCGAAGAGTCTCTATATGAAATTGCCTTCGCCCTTGGGATTCCTGTGTATCAACTCTTATTAGAGATGCCACAAGAGGAACTTATGAGGTGGGGGCAGTTCTTCAACAAGCGACCTTTAGGTTGGCGAGAAGACCAAAGAACATTTTTATTGTTACAAGCACAAGGCTACAAGGGTGAACCCGGTACTGTGTTTGCGTCACTTAAACAACTTAAAGATAACATTCCAGCTGAAATTAAGAGTCTACCTAAAGGTAAATTCTTAGAAATGATGATGGCCTCCTCAGATAAGGATGGTTCCGGCTGGACACCGCCTTGGATGGAGAAGAAATGAAAGTCTCTTTGGAAGTAGTTAACTTCGAGAAAGAAATGAAGCGTGTCGAGAGAGAGGTTTTCAAACTCGGTAACGTTGAAATAACAAAGCGCATACTTTACGCAACCGCACAACTCAAGATAGTAACGCCTGTTGATACAGGAGAAGCTCGTGAAGGGTGGTTACATGTTGTTGAGAGAAGCACCAGAGGTCGTTTCCTCAGTGGCTCTATACTCAACAGGGTAGAACACATCTCAGCTCTAAACAGTGGGCACTCACAACAAGCCCCTAGGTACTTTATTGAACAAGTACTATCAACAATTGGTTTAATCACCCCTGTCTAATATGATAATCGCCCCTGATGGTGTTTCCGCAATACGGAATCTCACTGTTAGGGGCTTTTTTTTATTTATTTAGGAGAATACATATGACTGGCGTTAATATTAAGATACGCGCAGACTCACGACAAGCTACTGCAGAAATGGGAAAGCTATCTCGTTCTATCAGTAACATTGACAAACAAGCTAAAAGTGTTACAAGTACATTTCAAAAACTTGCTATAGGCCTTACTGCAGCCTTTGCCGCTGGTGGTGTAACCAGAGGCATAGTCAGAGCCTCTGACGCCATGACTAACATGGGCAACCGTGTAAACCTTGTTACTAGGGATATGGCTAAAACCAATGCAGTAATGAAAGAGTTATTCAGCATTGCTGCTCGCTCTCGCTCTGATGTTGGCGCTGCGGCGGACACCTTTAGTCGTTTTGGTTTAGCTTTAAAAGACCAGAACAAACCTCTTAAAGAACTTTTAGTTGTAACAGAAGCTGTACAAAAAGCGGGTGTTATCTCTGGTTCTAGTTCAGAGTCTGCTAAAGCTGCTATTGTTCAGCTTGGTCAGGGCTTGGCCTCTGGTCAGCTCCGGGGTCAGGAATTGAACTCAGTACTAGAACAGATGCCTCGTTTGGCACAAGCTATTGCTGAAGGTATGGGCATCCCTTTTGGTAAACTTCGTGAAAGCGCTATGGCTGGTCTTGTTACCGCTGAAGCTGTTTATGATGCTATTATCAAGGGTGCTCAAGATATTGATGACGAGTACTTGCTTTTGAAAGCTACTGTTGGTGGTTTATCGACTGTATTTAAGAATGAATTTACTCGTGCTATTTCAGAAATGGATAAGGTTTTAGGGATATCTAGTGATATCAAAAAGGGTATTCTCCTTGCAACCAACGCTGTTCGTTCTTTCGGAGAAAACATTGGTACTTGGGCTTTAATTGTTGACACCCAACTCCTACTGTTATCAGGTCGTATTCGTTTCTTTGTAGAAGACACAAAAACTTTCTTAGGTGATTTGTTTACAGGAAACATTGATGGAGAACAACTAGCAAACAACTTGCTAGGTTCTCTAGACAGACTAAAAGACAAGGTTGTAAAGAAGATAGCAGACATTAACGCTTCTATCAGAAACTTTTTCAAGAAACCTCCGAAGTACGATGAGTTCGGAGATGTTCTCACTGTTCAACCTATTGATGTATCACAAGGTTTTATTAAGGGTTTCGATGCTGCTATTCTGGCCGTTACTAGCTTTGTTACAACTATAAAAGACCTATTCTGGGGGTTGTGGTCCGCAATCGTTGGTAACTCCCTTTGGACAGGTATCTTTGACATTAACCACGAACACAACGGTGCCGCCGCTATTGGCAACACAGGTTCTTGGGGTAAAGGCTTAATAGCTGCTAAAGAATACATCGAATCTTGGGTGAAGACTCTAAAAAGAGTGTTCTCTAACTTACACAAGTCTATTACTACTACTTGGAAAGCCCTTGTTGGTTACGTCAACACACTAAGCTTTGAAGACATTACTATGGACTCTCTTTCCGCAGGGTTTGACTCCGCTATAGAGAAGATGAAAGACGCTTGGGGTAACTTCAGAAAATTCCTAACAACTAAAACAGTTGAAACTCCGGGTGGGTTAGAAGAAGTTGATACTAACCTAAAAATCGGTTTAGACACAATAAGCCTAAAGTGGGGTGAAACTGTTGAAAACATGAAAACCCGTTGGGATTCTTTCTACGCTTACTTAATGACAACACAGGTTAACACACCTGCTGGGCTACAAACTGTAGACAGTGACTTCGCGATAACAATAGACAAAATAAGCAAAGAGTGGAATACAACTGTTGAAAACCTGGAAACCCGTTGGGATTCTTTTTATTCTTATTTAACAGTAAAAGAGATTAACACACCTGCTGGGCTACAAACTGTAGAAACAAAGTTTGGTGAAACTCTTCGCAGAATGAGAGAATCTTATGGTACTTTCTCTGAAAGCCTCCCACCTTTAGAAAACTTAGCTTTAACTAAAACAATTCAAACACCAGGTGGTGAAGAAACGGTAGATACTCCCCTTTACGCCAATGCAAAGGCCGCTATTAAAAGAGCTAGAGAACTTCTAGAAGATTCACCTTTGGTTATTGGTATTGAGCTACTTGGTAGAAACCTGTATAAGAACCTCGGAAACATTCGTGATACTATTATTGAGTTCTTTGATGGTAATAAGAACATCATGGCTGCTGCTATTGCGGTTGGCTTTTCTGTTGCTTTAAAGGCTAAACTTAACGAAAAGTTCGGAAAAATGTTGCTCAGAGGCGGCATCATTACCGCTGTTATCGCTGCTGCTGGAAGCCTTGGGAATGAACCTAGGTTTGTAGAAGCTGCTAAAAGCGTTGCACAGGGGCTTGGCGAAGCTATTCGGAAAGTTCTTGAAGGCGGTGAGGGTGACTTCGTCGGTAGTATTGGTAGAGGGCTAATCACGCTAGCTAAAGAACTGGGCAAGAGCTTTATAGACGGACTCTTTCCAACTTCAACCATTGCAAGCTTTGACCCTTTCGGAGATGCAATTGAAATCAAGAACCCTCAGTTTGATGAGTTTGGCGATGAAGTAAGAAACACTCTACTAGACAACATCGCGGGAGTCTTCGTAGGGTTGGCTGCTGCACTATTAATCAGCCCAAAAATAGTTATGTTTATGTCTAAGCTTGCGCTTGGCATGTCTATGAAGATTGGACGCGCATTTCTTGGTGCTAAATCGGTTGGCTTTATCAGAGATGGCATCTCAGTCGGACTGATAAGGTCTGGCAAGTTGGCTTCAAGAAGCAAGACCTTTAGAACTGGATTTGAAAACATAGGCATAAGCGCTGGTAAAGCTATGCGTGGTGGTATGCTTGCCGCAAATGCCGCAACTATGGGCTTGATAGCTCAACAGATGACTGCTGCTTTCATCCCTGAGGACTCCCTCGGTGGAGCGGGAGAGGCTCTCGATGGCGCTGCAGCTGGTTTAGTTATAGGCGCACAACTTGGGAGTGTCATTCCGGGTGTCGGTACAGCTATCGGCGCTGCTGTAGGTGCTGCTGTGGGGCTAGGGTTTGATATCTCTAACAACCCTGAACTACGCGCTAAGATTGCTGAAATGGGCGTTGCTGTAAAGGACTTCTTTGTTAACGGTTGGGAAAGTGCTAAAGCTACTATTGCGGAAGGATTTGAATCCATCTTTCATGGTCTCTTCCCTGAATGGTTAAAAGGTCTAGTCGGTGCTGGTAATGAAAACACTCGCAGCGAATTCGGAGACGCTATCGGAAAAGTAAATTCCGGTGAAGACCCAGAGGGCAAAGCACTTCTTGCTAAAGTCCGAAATAGCTCACAAGCTATGGTTGATGCGTTAGACCCTGCCAGCCGTGCTTTTATTGAGCAAATTGCAAAAGTAGATAACAACACTGCCGTACTAGAAAAGCTAGAGAAGGCAGTAGGTAATACTGCAACAGCTATACAAAAATCTGCTGACGGCTTTTCTAAAATGATTGAAGCTCGTCTTTATGTTGGGGCTAATCAAGACTCAACCTTCCGCAAACAAGACTTCATTACTCGTGCCACTGGTGGTGCCGTTAACGGCCCCGGTACAGGAACCTCAGATGACATCCCTGCGATGTTGTCTAATGGCGAATTTGTTATGCAGCAATCAGCTGTACAAAAGTTCGGTCCCGGCTTTATGGCTAAGATTAACGCTGGCATCATGCCTATTGGTCGTTCTGATGGAGGTCTAGCTGGTCAGATTGAACAAGTCAGAGAGGCCCGTGAAGTGGCGCTTGCTCGTGGTGACAATATTGGTAATCTTCAAGCATCTAAACTGCTCACTCAACTTCGGAAACTAACTAACGCCTCTGAATCTCAACTTGCTGTCCTAGAAGACATTAATGCTTCTGATGAAGACAAGGCAACAGTTGTTGGAGACCTTTCAAAAAATAAAGCACGAGCTGAGTTAGCAGAGAGCTATGCTGAAGCCTTCAAGAACGACTTCAAGGCATCTTTGTCTACCCTGCTTAAGACAGGCGACTTCAAGGGCTTCGTTCACGGTCTTTTAGACAGCTTTACAAGCAAGGTCATTGACAGCTTTGTAGATGGCTTTACTGATAGCCTTTTCGAAGGTCTAACAGGTAAAGGTGGTTGGCTAACTAAACTATTCGCTGGAAGCAATGCTTTTGGTGATAGTATTGGTGAAAAGACAACTTCAGCTGTTAGTAGCTCCATAGCAAAACAAGACGGCGCTCAAGGTGGCATTATGTCTAGCATTACTGGCTTCTTTGGCAAAATGTTTGAAGGAATCAAAGGTATCTTCTCCGGTGGAGCGGGTGCTGGCGGTGGTAACCTACTTAGTGGTCTACTGGGTTCTGGCGGAGGCGGTGGCATCTTTAGCGCCCTTACAGGTGGCACGTTCGGTGCTTTCCTTGGGTTCTCTCAGGGCGGTACTGTACCCAATATTCCTGGCTCACAAGCTGGGAAAGACTCTGTACCTGCCATGCTGATGCCTGGAGAGGTTGTACTATCTAAGAACCAGCTTTCTAATATGCATGCAAATGGCGGCAATGGTCAATCTACACAGTCATTCAACATCAATGTGCAAGGTGACGTATCACGTCAAACTCGTGCTGAGATTGTCAAGATGATGCCTCAAATTGCTGGTGGGGTTAATGCTCAGAACAAAGAGAACAACTACAGACGATAAAACTAAATGGTCATCCCTTCGGGGGTGGCCTTTTTTATCAAAACCGGAACTATTTTTGGGCTAAAAAAGTGGGGGAAAACAGCCCTCTATAACGAAGAAACCCAAAAGGAGACTACCATGCTATATGTTGGAATCGGCTTTATCACAGTACTACTAATCGCTACAATCGACGCACACATCAGCTAATCAAACCAAAAGGAGAACACAATGTTTAAATTCTACAGAGGCACTACAATTCGTGAAGCTAATGAACTAGCTCTCGACACACAGACTCGTGACGTAACTCACTGGACTGACTCTTTCGACAACGCTGCTAAATACTCTAAAGGCGCTGTTGTAGAAATCGAGATGGATGAACTTCCAGCTCACTTCAACGCATACCGTGGTGTATGTGAGGGAGATGCTATCCACGGCACTTTTGCTGAGTGGGTACTCCCTCGTGACTACTTTGAAAACCGCGCTAGCTGCTTCGTTGAGGTAGCTACTGTCCACCCCGTATGAATTGTACGGGCTTTGCAAACTTAACCAGAAATGGAGACCACAATGATAGGCTTAGCACTTTTAGGCGTAATGTACAGAGTACTTCTCGCAGCCATCTTTCACGCAATAACTAACCAAGACTGGATAGCCAAACCTTACCCCACTTTAGGCTCAGGTTGTCTCGCTATGTCTCTGCTTGTTCACGACCCCTCTAACGGAATGGCTACAGCAACTGTTGTAGGCTTCTTTGTCTATGATGCTCTTGCTCTAGTTTCAAACCTTGTAGGCACTCAAACAGAAAAAAAGAAAGGATAATAGAATGACATACGTAACAAAATCTACCGATACACAAGTAATCCGCAATCGTGAATACTTCAATCGTGCTATTATCTTTCAAGGCTGCTCAGGTGTTGGTGGCTTCACCGACATCGATGCTTGCTACGATGTAAAAGGTAAAGCACTAATTCTTATAGAAGTGAAACGCAAAGGCTCACCTATAACTAAGGGCCAACAGATACTATTTGACCGCTTGGTTATGTGGTGTCAAAAGCCTGTCTATGCTATTACAGCGTGGGAGAATGACGACGGAGACATTATCTTGAAAGATGCTCTTGTTAAAGAAATCAGAATGAAAGGCCCAGAAGGTAAAGCTATTGTTAAACCTCTTCGGAACGACATTACTGTAAAACAAGTCGTTGAACACATCGAAAAGAAACATGGAGTACTCAAATAATGGAATATGAAGTAGAAATCAATGGAAGAGCAGTCTACGCTGAACTAGTATCTCCTGGTGAAGCTGAATTGCATAAAGACGAGCAAGGCACTTGTCTTGAAATCTATGAAGAGCCTAAGTTCGAAGACTTCTACTATTACAAGGATGAAGACTTAGACCCAGACCAAATACAGCCTGACCCAGATGTAATCAATCTAGCTACGATTATGATGGAAACAGAGTATTGGGAAAACTATGTGGAGGACTTGTAAATGAGTGAACGTGAACTACTACAACTAACCTTCCAGACCCTACTAAGTTGGGCTAGAGAAGAGGCAGAATTAAATGACGAAGGGGAAGAAGGCATTGATGTCCGCTACTCTGAGATAGTTGAAACTTATCTAGAAGAACTTACAAAAACCTTGAATGGAGAATAACAATGATTATGACAGCAACAATGTGCTTGGCACTTAACGTGTTCTTTGAAGCACGTCACGAAACTACTGATGGTCAACTCGCTGTGGCTGAAGTAACACTGAACAGAGTAGCAGACAAACGCTACCCTGATACTGTTTGTGAAGTTGTCTGGGAGAAGAACCAATTCTCTTGGACTCACGACGGCATCCATGACGACCCAACTCGTATGTCATACTTAGACAGACAGGCCTGGAGAGGCATCAAAGAGCTAGCCTCTGACGTCTTGGATGGTAGTACTAATCAACTGGGCTTAACAGCCACACACTACCACTCTGTGGAGGTCTCACCCTTCTGGACTAAACACTACGAGTACGACGGTAAGATAGGTAATCACCTATTCTACACAAACGAAACACCCTACAAATAAGTGGGGAAATACTACCCTCTATAACGAAGAAAACAAAGTCTTGAAAGGACTAACTATGAAAACTCTCGTAATCTCCGCTATCATCGCTTCTGTAACTGCTACTGCTTCTTTCGCTAACAACGGTTCAGGAACTGCCACTTGGGGTGGCGACTCTGGTGTAGTTCACGGCTCTGGCGACTGCCAGTTTAAAAAGAACCAAGCAGGCACAATGTCCTATGACGATGCTACTATGACTTGGAATACAACTTCTAACGCGGTTGTTGTTCTTAAGGTTCGTAATACTAACAATGTAAAGGTTGAGTCTGACAACAAGCTACGCACTACTAACAACACAGATGTAGCGGATGTAGTTGTTAACTATCTTCCACAGTCTACTATCAGTGTTAAAGGCAAGAATGATGCTACTACTAACCGGAACTCAAACAGCCTGACAGCTGGTAATCTAAAGAAAAACGGCAACGGTGTTACTAAAGTAACCTTCTCAATTGGCGGTAAAGCTACTATGACAGAAGATGAAACACTAAACATCACCGACGACACGGATTACAAAATCAATCACACAGTAACTTGCCTACAGTAATATGAAGTATATTGTAGCTATGGTACTGCTGCTGTTACCTGCTCTCTCCTCGGCGCACTCTATGTCGCCGGGGTTTGAGACTGAATATGCTCCTGCTCCGGTCTATACGAAGACTTACGAGCTAGAGAACCATTATGGCTTCCCAATAACTATGGAAGTCTATGTGCTAAACAAAGATGGTTCTCCAGCTGATGGTTGGAGGACTTCTAAAGAAACTTATAAAATGAAACCCAAAAGCAAGAAGCAAGTATCAATAGACTTTAAGTCTGTAGGACAAAGAAAGCTTCTTGTATGTTCAAAACTAATAGGAGTTGGTTATGAAGAAAGTAAGCCTAGCATTATCAGTATTGTCTGTAGTCGCCTTATCATCAATGGCGTCCGCAAATAGCTACAATGTCCAAACTAGCAACGGTGCTGGTTGTTCACAAAACGAAGACACAGGTCGTACAATGGAATTCGGAACTAGCATTAACACTGCTACAAATGAAGGAACCTTGTCGGCAACCTATAAAATACAATTAGGTAAAAAGAAGCTACGCAAAGTAGACTGTAACCGCCTGTATGACATCTCTATTAAGCGTCAGGAAATTCAGCTTGAAAGAGAACAACTTGAGCTTGAACTACTTCGTGCTCAAATAGCAAACACCAAATCGAAAAACAGCAACCAAATCACTCTAGGTGATGACTGGTAAGACTGAGAAGAACTAACCCTCTATAACGAAGAAATCAAAGTCTTGAAAGGACTAACTATGTTTAAATCAATCATCGCCGCTATCGCACTTACTCTAACTGTAACCACTGCACAGGCTGCACAACCACCAGTCCCGTTCTGCACTACAATATCAGTAATGGCTTTCAACATCGCAGATGCTCGTGACAAAGGATTGTCTCGTACTAATGCAATCGACATTGTTGTTGATAGTAGTGCTGACCAACCTGCTATTATGAACTTTGCTATTCAGACTGTTCAACTAGCTTATGAGTACCCAAACATTAAACCAACCCAATTCGGTATGGTTATGCTACAAAACTGCCTTAAAGTATTCGGCGGCACTAGCGCTTAAACTAAACTAACTTCCACTTCATTCAAAACATATCGGAGAACTATCATGGAAATTCTTATTGTACTAATCGTCTGGGGTCTACTAGGTTGGTTGATTCATACTATGGCTGAAAAGCGTAACCGTAACGGAATGGCTTGGGCTATTCTAAGCATCATCATCTTCCCTATCGGTGGCATTATCTTGCTACTTCTACTGGGTACACCAAAAGCAAAGGAAGCTACAAATGACTAGGCTAGAAGAGCTGAAGGCTGCTGAGGCTGATGCTTGGGCTGCTTATGATGCTGTTGCTTATGATGCTGTTGCTTATGATGCTTACGCTGATGCTTGGGATGCTGCTTGGGCTGCTTACGAAGCTGAGCTAAATAAGACAAAGGATAAGGAAGATGACTAAACCAGAAGAACTGAAGGCTGCTTGTAATGCTGCTTGTGCTGCTTATGAGGCTGCTTTAGATGCTGCTTGGGTTGTTTGTGATGCTGCTGTTGATGCTGCTGAGACTGCTGCTCGTGATGCTTGGAATGCTTATTATGATGCTGTTGAGGATGCTCTTGATGCTGCTTTGGATGCTTACGAGGCCGAGCTAAAGGAAACACAAAAGGAAGAAACAAATGACTAAGAAACAACTTAAAGAGTATCGTAAATCAAAAGAGTTCTTGGACTCTATTTCTTTTAGCGAACTCGTAAAAGCAATTGACGCCAAATGGGGTCATACCTATCAAGACGTAACAAACGACTAAACCTAATCAATCTTTCATATCGGAGAATACCACATGGCTACTCGTAACGACAACATCAATAGCTTTTTCACAAAATCCAACTACATCCTAACACAGGGTCTTCCACACCGAAAGACAGACGGCTCTCGTGCTTGGGATAACCGCACCCGTGTTACTACCGCAAGTCAAGTCGTAGACCGCGAGATTACTGTAAAACAAGCTGCAGCACGCGTTGGTTGCTGTGAAGCAAGCATCAACAACTGGGTTAAGACATTAGACACAAACAACCCACGAATGAACGGTTAACCCCCCCCCCAATCGCCCTGCTGCCCTTCGGGGTGGTGGGGCATTTTACTTCCCTTATTTTTTTTTGAAAGTAACTAAATTATGATGACTGTATTTTTTGTAATCGTTTGCGCCCTCGGTATTTCAGGGAAACTCGAAGACTAAATATAGTTATAGACTCCTTAACCTGTGGAGTGTCTCTTTGGCACCATGTCCACACCCCCCTAGAAGGAATAGCTAATGAACGCGATGGGAACCCTCTGTGATAACATTAAAGAACGACAAGGTTATCTACTGGACTTAAAGGGTGAGAAGCCTGACAAGCGTAACACCCCTTGGCCTTTGTTCGACAAAGACCCCCAAGAGATGATAAGTTTTACCTACGGACACATCCTTACTAAAATCGAAGTTATGTCTGAATTAACAAACATTCTATCGTCGGTTGGTAATAGTATAAATAGAAAGTACAAACTAAGGTTTAACGAATTAGACGCAATCCACCTCGGTTGGTTTATATTCTTAGCCTACATCGACACCAACATAGTATCAATCGTTAAGAAGCGTAAGAAGAAGAAGAACGGAAAACTAAGCAAGCACTCGTCCTACCATGTTCGAGTTGAAGATGCTGAAGCCTTAAACAACGTGATGGAGTCTATTGAGGACGACAGCACCGAAATGTTCCCTGCACCCGTAGCTCCTGCTGATTGGGTTGTTGGGAAATACTACCATGAGAGCGGATACACCCTTATTAAAAAAGCCCCCCACGAAGATGCTATTGCTGCTTGTAAAGAAGGGGGTACTGAGTACTTAATTGAAACCTTGAACAAACTAAACAAGACAGGTTGGAGCATTAACCCCTTTGTGTTTGATGTATTTAAACAATGTACTTTCTTAACTTCTAAGAAAACACCCTTTAAGTTTAAGAAAGAAGTAGACCCTACCAAACGTGCATCACTAGAAATCGAAGCAAGAGCTATCGAAAAGTTAGCAGAAAGGAACTTGAATAATGCTTTCTATCATCTGTATAATGTTGACTTTCGTGGTCGCATATACCCTAACACTGCGTTTCTACATGAACAATCCTCAGACAACGCCAAAGGGCTTCTACTGCTCGACGCGCCCATACCTCTAGGAGACAACGGTTACTACTGGCTATCAGTACACACGGCTAATATGTGGGGCAACGACAAAGTCTCGCTTGATGACCGTGCTACTTGGGTTCAAGATAACTTTGACAAGATTATAAGTTATGTCAATGACCCTATTGTTAATGACGACTGGATGGATGCAGACAAACCTTTCTGTTTCCTTGCATGTTGCAACGAACTAAAACTACTACAGGATTGGGTTGGAGAAGGTAACAACACAGAAGACTTCCCATCATGCCTACCTATCTACATTGACGGTTCTAACAACGGCGTCCAACACCTAGTCGCCATGTCTAAAGATGAGCTTGTAGCACCACTGGTTAACTTAGTCCCACAAGACCTTCCAGGTGATGTATACATGTTTATTGCAGACAAAGTAATTGGGCAAGTCAACGTTGATGCAGAAAAGCTTCTTGAAGAAGAGGGCAATGCCGAAGCATTTAAAGAACTATATGATGACTTCGTAGCATTGGAACAATCGGTAAATAAACACTCTGTTAATTCTCGTTCAGAGTTGTTCTCTCAGGCCATCCAAAGGCGTAGTGCTTTCGGTAATGCTAAACGAGACGCTCTAAAGAAGTTTGCACCACTCTACTGGTACAACATTAAGAACCCTAAGACATGGCGCAAGACTGTTAAGCGCCCCGTTATGACACTAGGCTACGGTGCCGTTAAATACGGTATGGTAGAACAAGTACACGATGATACACGCGACATCTCAACCTACTTACGAGATAAGCACAAGTCGTGGTCTGCCTATCTTGGCGACATGATTTACGAGACTTGCTATAGAGAGCTTGAAGGTCCAGCTAAGATGCTGCGTATGTTTGAGGCTCTAGGTGAACACGAGAATAACCGTGAGTGGCACGACGAAGATGGCGAGGTCTTTACAGGCAAGCCTATCGCATTCCGCCAGATAATCACGGGTTTACCTTTTGTTCATGCCTATCGCAAGGGTGTTAATAAGACTGTTAAGCTAAAACACAATGGTGTACGCATGGAGCTAGAGTTTACTCTGTGGGAAAATGCTACACTTAATAAAGACAAACAAACACAGTCAGCACCACCTAATATCGTTCATAGCTTAGATGCAGTACACTTGTCTATGTTTATCCACGATACAGACTATCCTGTTACTGTTGTGCATGACTCTTTCGGTTGTCACGCTGGTAACATGGAACAAGCGTTCTATGATGTGCGTAGGCACTTTGTAGAGCTATACGACAAAAACCCCTTGGAACACATCTTTGAACAGATGCAATCCGCACACTTAATCCCAGAAAAAGGAAATCTTGATGTCTCAGAAATCATCCAATCCGACTTCGCCTTTGCCTAAGTCATACCGCAATGTAGCCTTTGGTGATACTATCGACACTGTAAAGATTATCGGCATCGAATATGGCGATGAAGCAGGTGTACCTATGGTAGAGGTAATTAAGGTCATGGTTCACCCTATGACTGACGATGAGTTCTACGCAGAACTACACATGGAAGACTACGGCGAGTGGACTTTCGTCGATTAAAATAAGGCCCAAAATAGGGCGGAATAATGACTAATACTGGTCCAAACACACACAAAACAAATCTCAAATATATCCCAAAAGGAAGAAATATCATGGCTAACAACACAATCATCCTGTCTAACGTTGAACTTTTCTTTGCTAAACTAGACCCAGCAAACCCTAACTCTCGCTTCGACAAAGAGAACCCTACATGGGAAGTTCAGATTCGTACTAAAGACAAGGCTGTGGCTAAGTCTTGGAAAGAACAGAACCTTCGCGTTACTCCAGATGAGAACGACGATGGTGTATTCTACCGCACTAACCTAAAGAAGAAGTCTAAGAAGCGTGATGGTTCCGATATGGCACCTGTAAACGTTGTTGCTGGTGACTTGTCACCTGTTGACCCTTCTACTATCGGTAACGGCTCTATTGCTAACCTCTCTGTATTCCAGTATGACTACAATGTCTCTGGTAAAGAAGGTGTAGCTTCTATGTTGATGGGTGTACAGATTACTACACTTAATGAATACAAAGCTGCCCCAAAGCAAGGTGGCTTCGCTCCAGTAGAGTTTAAAGTAAACAAGGTAGCAGACAACCAAGACGTTGATGCTGACATGCTCGGTGGCGACATTGAGGATGACTTGGACTTTTAACGACTAAGAATCGAATCAATCGGTCATCCCTTCGGGGGTGGCCTTTTTTATCAAATTGGAGACTATTATGGATAAGGAACATAAGCGTTGGCTAAACGACATAAAACAAGCCTTTGTTTATATATGGACAAACAAAGAAACAGGTCGGCAATATATAGGTAGTCATGTAAATTACCAGATTGATGATGGTTATATTGCGTCCTCATCTAACAACGAGTTCTGGGCAGACTACAACTCTGGATTGCTTGAGAGAGAAATAGTTTTTAGAGGGTGTATGCGCAGCGTTAGGTTTTTTGAAAGAGACTTACTCTCCGCGCGTCGTTCTGAATGGGGCAACTCGCTCTACAACTTGTCAGGTTATTGTGGTAAGGATTTCCATTGCGCTAGGCGTTACTATGTTTATAATCATATCGAAGTTATTTATGTGTATAAAGTAACTGAGTTTCAAAAAGAGTACAATGTAACAAAGCTATCTAAACAAGCCAACTACGGATACCCCGTCCGGTTAGAGGGCAAACCCCCTGGAAAAGATACTTTTTTAGTTAAATATGAAGAAGATGTAGACGACCCTAATACGCTCATCGAAGACTTCAAACATCACCTTAGGGAGATAGAGCCTAAAGTAATAAAAAAACACATAATAGATAGGCGCAATAAATTGTGGGAAACACTCTTAGACTACAAAGAAAGTTTAGACGAAGGATACCATAAGCACCATATCACAAAAACAGGTTCAGGTTCTAACTACAATCAATACAATCGTATGAAAGGAAAATAACTATGGAAGTACGTGAAATCTACTATGAAGTATACTTCGACGGTACACCTCAATACGAAGGTAATTACGAAGACTGTCGAGACATCGCTCTCCACGCACTAGACGATGACTGTGCTGAAGTTTACAAAGTAACTATAACAGAAGAAAAGGTGACAATATGAAACGTAAATATCATGTATGCCATAACGCTGGCTGCGTGAATAAGACACCAGAGCCTAGAGTAGGGTCTAACAGCCACGAGATACATTACAAAGACTGTAACGTATGCTCCCAACTAAAAAGCAAGTACGGCATTACTACACCAGAGCGAGACGCGATGGGTGAATCTGTTGGCTGGACTTGTGTTATCTGTAACTCTGAGATGCGTAGAGTAGAGCAGGGGGATAAAACCAGAACCATACGAGATGCTGTGGTTGACCACTGTCACCACACAGGTGCGGTTAGAGGTGTAATTTGTGCCCAGTGTAACAGGGGACTTGGTTACTTTAATGATAATTACGAAACGCTCAAGAGAGCAAAGGAGTACTTACTATGAAACTACTTAAAGGCGTATATCTAGCAGGCCCGATGGCTGGCTTCTCTGCAAATGAGATGAAAGGCTGGAGAGACATTGCTCACGAACAAATCGCGGCTGCTGATGTCCCAGTACTAGACCCTACACGTCGGATTAGCTTCCACGAACAATGCCTAGATGACAAAGGGTTGTCAGACAACATCGCTAACCGCATCTTCCGACAAGACCTTCGTGACATTGCTCGTTGTGAGGTGTTGTTGACGGACATGCGTGACCACCCTAACGCCAAGGCGCAAGGAACAGCAGCGGAGGTTATGTTCTCACATATGAAGAACAAAATCATCATCATGTTCAAAAACCCCGATGACAAGCTAAATCCGTTTATGACGGCTATGGCAACAGAAGTGCACGACTCTTTGCAGGCAGCTATTGATGCTGCAATTGACTATTCACTATAAGGAGCATTACTAATGAAAGTAGCAGCTTACTTCAACTTACACAAGAACATCTTCTCACTACAATCCCGTGAAAAAGACACCTATGGAAAAGTCATAGGTCATGTCGAATCAGTAGTGCTAAAGTCACCAAAGTTTGTTGTACGACAAGCAGGACGTGAGAAGGTGATTAATGACAAGACTAAGAATGTCCATGCCTTTGTAGTTGGTTATGTTGTAGAAGCAGTAGACACCACTACAGTACCAAGGGCAATAACCTACAACCCTTATAAGTATTCTTCTTTCGTTGTGAAGGATACGGAAGAACCTATAGATACTGCTGAGTACGCTATATTGCGTCTCGGTCTAAATCAAAAACCAATCATGGGAGCTTACTAATGGAAACTTACAAATACACAATCACCGTATTTGATGATTATAGCCAATGGCTATGCGCCTCCGACACTACTAACTGGCAAGAAGCTATCGACTTGTTTCATCATGGAAAGTCACTAGGCTTTGTTGAAATTGTAGTAATAGACAACGATATTGGCGCTTTACGCTACATTACCGATATTGAAGGTATACAGCGTTGGTCAGAACATCTTATGAACCTACGATATAACGAACAGCAAGAAGCAGATGAGGAAGAAGAAATGTTTAAGAACCGTATTCTCGGACGTATTGCACAAGAAGCAGATGGCATGGAAGTTGTAGAACCACAGGAAAGCCACGGAGACTTTATGACAAGAAGCTACAAAGAAGCGGACGACAAGCCAGACTTCCACGGTGACTTCTCTGATATGGAGGCAGCACTACAAGAGGCCATCATCAACCCTAAACACTACAAGCTCTTCTCCAAAGAAGACTACTCTGCCTACCCTAACGGTATCGAATATATGGACCTTTGTGACAAGGCTCTTGCTCACCTAAGTGGCGTAGAGGCACACCTTGTAGGTCAGATACTTAAGTACACCCTTCGTGTCGGTAAGAAAGATGCGATGGAACAAGACGCTAAGAAAATTGAATGGTATGCAACGAGGTTAGTTAACACTGTCAAAGGAGGATAACATGGTTGACGAGAAAGAAGCAAATAGAGTATTCTACGCTGTTAAAGGTTCCTTGATTCCTTTCGAGTACTCCCAAGAAGATGTAGATAAGATGTACGAATCCTACATTAAGCGTCTCTGGGGCAACCACGAGGCGTTTAACTGTGACGAAGCGTTCGAGTTAGCTTGGGCAAATCGAGACATAAAAGACTACCCTGACTTTGTAGAAGGAAATTTCGTATGAAGGTATCCCCTGACTCACGTATCATCCGTAAGGCCGCAGAGAGCCTCAGAGAGCGCAACATCGACATCTCTATACACCAAGCCGTCCACAAGGCTAACATGGCCTTAGACATGGTTAGAGATGCAGAGTACCGTGTTCAAGACGAATACTACGACCAATAAACCCGAAACACAAGTAAGCTAGGAAATCTTATGAAACTTGTATTTGATATCGAAGGTAACAACTTGTTGCCTGGACTAACCACCTTCCACTGTGCTGGTGCTCAAGACGCAGATACAGGAGAGGAATATTGGTTTAAACCAGGCCAATTACAAGAGTTCCTTGACCTGTTAGATAAAGCAAAAGTTATTGTAGCCCATAACGCCTTTGGCTACGACATCCCTGCTCTTAACATCCTATCTAAGATATACTTCAACAAGCCTTGGGAACCTAAAGCTACAGTGCAGTGTACTAAGGTTATGTCTCAGGTTCTGTGCTACACTCGCTTCGGCTTCGGCCACTCACTTAAACAGTGGGGTAACTTCTTCGGAGACCAGAAGGGAGACTACACAGGGGGCTTTGAAGAGTACAACGAAGACATGTTTGTGTACATGCAACAAGATGTTCTCCTTGGCACAAAGGTATACAAAGAACTACTGCGGGAAACCAAAGTAGCTATTAAACACTTCGGTTCTAAAGCTATTCTAGGGGCTTTGCGCTCTGAGATGGAGATGGACCGCATCATGGTTAAGCAGTGTCAGAACGGCTGGCTCTTCGACAAAGAAGCAGCAGAGGCTCTGATGAAGACCTTAGAAGAACGTATGAACTCTCACGAGATTTACATTAATGGCCTACTAGGTCAGATGGTGTCGTCTCCTGATGGTTCTGTAGTAAAGGCTAGAAAGGAAATAGCTGATGGAATACCAACGGAAATACCGTCAAAGTCTCCGAAGTTTACGAAGACAGGCAAACTTGATAGTCACACTAAGCGTTGGTTTGGCATCCCTGCTGACAGTAACCTTGGCATCGATACTCCAAGAGAACTCCCAGTTGATGGTCCTTATTGCCGCATTGAGTTTGTGGGTGGTGATGTCGGTAACACAAATACTGTCAAAGAGTATCTTTACACTATTGGATGGAAACCAGACGAATGGAACTGGAAGAAAATCGATGGACAGTTCGTCAAAGTCTCAGCAAAGTTGTCCGACAGTTCCTTGGCACCACTCGGAAGGGTAGGCGAAGTTCTGTCTGAGTACTATACTCTACGTAGTCGTTATTCTATTATGAAGGGCTGGTTCCCCCATATCGATGAGAACTCAAGACTACACGGTGATGTGTTCTCCATAGGAACCCCCACCTTCCGCCAGACACACAAGATTATCGCTAACTTACCTTCTGGTAAAGCGGTACTCGGCCCTGAAATTAGAAAGCTATTCATAGCTCGTCCAGGATATAAACTTGTTAGTGCTGACTCTGCTGGTTGTCAGCTTAGACTACTAGCTCACTTCATGGGAGACGACAACTATACACGAGAAGTTCTTGAAGGTGATATTCACCAGAAGAACGCAGACATTCTCGGTTGTTCTCGTAACGACGCTAAGCCCTTTATCTTTGCATACCTCTATGGTGCAGGTGGTAAGAAGCTTGGTTCTATCCTTGGTGTCAGTGACAGAGAGGGTAACAAACTAAAGAAGAAGTTCACTGCTGCGTTCCCTGCTCTGGGTTCGTTGATTGATAAGGTTAAGAACATCGTAGACCAACAAGGATTCATTCC